GAACAGAACGGTCAGCAGTCCGAAAGCCTGTAAGACATAAAAGAACTTTCTCATTTTGGGAACTCCTCTCCTAGAAACTCCTCCACCTTGTAGAACTCTTTAAGCGTCCATTCGGCGGTCCCGTGAAGCCTTCTCGATACATTCGACACATCTATGCCTATGTACTCTGCGAGCTGCTTCTGTGTCTTCCGCTGGAACCTTAATGTCCCCAGCACCCACACATTAAAAGCCCGCATCCTTTCCCCGATGGGGTTTAGTGTGGTTCGTGCCATTTACTCCTCCTCCTCGATGCCTTCAAAGAAAAAGCTCATCGGAACATCCAGCGCCCGGCAGATCTTGTAATACTCCACACAGTCAATCTTTCTGTCGCTGTTGCAGATGTCAGACACAGCGGAATCAGAAAGCCCCGTCTCCTTCGCCAGGTAGGTCTGTTTGATGCCTTTCTCGTTCAGGTACGCCTTGATCTTCTTTCCAATCATTCGGAACTCCTCCTTTCTGTACGAAATTTTCGAACTTGATGGGATGTTTTTTGGTTCGAAATTATCGAACCTAGGTCAAATGATAGTACGATATTTTCGAACTGTCAACAATTATTTTCGGAAAAAGTATAATTTTTTCGAACTTAAACCGAAAAAGATGGTAGAATGGTATCGGAAGGAGGTGCTAAAAATGATGGATGAAATGGATTTTGTCTATGAGGATGAAGAAAGCAAGCTGCGTGTCATCATAAGCATGAACATCAGAAAATACAGAGAAGAAAAGGGGCTCACACAGACGGAGCTGGGGGAACATTTCGGGAAAGCAAAAACCACGGTTGCGTCCTGGGAAGGCGGAAAGTCACTTCCAGACGCTGGCCTGCTCTTTCGGTTGTCGAAGTATTTAGGGGTAACGATTGACGATATGTACAAAGAATCGAATATCTAAAATCAAGAAGTGAAATCTCAAATCAGAATCTAAAATGGAGTGCCCCCTGCACGCCGGGGAAGGGAATGCAGAGGGCAGGGAGTTTCCGGAACAATTTTTCACAGAGGTTCGTTCCGTCTCCTATTCTATCATATTTTGACGGAAAAGGGGTGATTTTATGAATATTAGCAAACTAAAATCTGGATCATACCGGATCAGGGAGACCAGGAAGGGAAAGACATATTCCGTCACGGTAGACCACAAGCCGACGCAATCAGAAGCACGGGCCCTGCTGGATGAAATGCAGGCAAAGAATCCCGTGTTGTTGTCTAATAGGTCTATAACCTTCTCACAGGCTTATGAAGGCTTCAAAGAGACAAAGGGTGCCGTTCTATCACCCAGCACGCTAAAAGGCTACAGAACGGCTTTTAGAGCCCTTCCAGCGTGGTTTACATCGATGCAGATAGTCGACATTGAACCGAGACACATTCAGAAGGTGGTGAACGATCATTCCGTGGATCACTCGCCAAAGACAACAAAGAATCTGTATTGCTTCGTGTCTACTGTCTTGCGCCTGTACGGACACGAAAACACCTCTGTAACGCTCCCACAGGCCCAGCAAGCCCCTGTTTATATTCCAAGCAAGGAAGATGTGGGCAGACTATTAAAAGCCGTTCACGGGTCAAAATACGAGGTCCCCGTGCGTCTCGGTATGTATGGGCTCCGACGCTCCGAAATAATGGCCCTCACTCTGGATGACCTCTCCGCTGACAATGTGCTCACGATCAACAAGGCCCTTGTGGAAGGTGAGAACGGAACTGTCCTCAAATCGACCAAAACCACCCAGAGCACACGCACCATCGTTCTGGATCCACAGCTTGCGGATCTGATCCGGCAGCAGGGCACCATCTACGACGGGAGCTCATCCAGGCTGACGATGGCTGTGACGGCATACGAAGACGCAGCAGGGATTCCGCATTTCTCGCTCCACAAGCTCCGGCACTTCTTCGCATCGTATATGCACGAGCTGGGATTCTCCGATAAGCAAATTCAAGCCGCTGGCGGATGGTCCACCGATATGGTCATGAAACGGGTATATACTCACGCAATGGAGCTGGACGAAGCAAAGCGGAAAATGGCTTCCAATCTATCCGAGTTGTGACAAAATCCAGCATTTGTCACGGTTTGTCACGCTTTTGATGTCACAAATCTGCCACGAAATTTTAAGAATAGCGCAATTCCGCCATTTATAAGCTATAGGTTATGGGGTTCAAGTCCCCCTCTCGCTACAACGAAAAACAACCCCGGAAAGCCTAGAAAATAAGCCTTCCGGGGTCTTCTTTTGCCATAAAATACGGGGTTTTTGGAGAAATCAAATTTGCAGTATTCGCAAGCCTTTTGCGGTGAGCGCAAATAAAAATTTGTCACGACTTTGACACGGAATTTGTCACGGATTTTAACGAGAAACATTAAAAACGGGCAAAAATTCCGAGAGGGGGTTTGCCATTTTCCGCATCCCCCGTTGTCGAGGGGTTTCGACCCCCTTTCATCCTTCAGCGTGCAAGACCTCTTTCATCTTTGCGAAGCTCTTCGGACCATAGGAACCGTCCCCGGTCAGGTCGTTTGCGATCTGCCAGCTGATGAGTGCCGCTTCCGTAGCTGGCCCGAAATGACCATCCACATCCAGCTCATATCCGCACCGGATGAGATTGTCCTGCAGGTAGCGGACCTCTGCGCCCACTCTCCCACGCTTCAGAACGGGGAAAGCGATACGGATTGACGGCTCATCGTACCAATACGAACAATCCACCCGTCCACCGATTCCGGCAACAGTCTCCTTGCTGGTGAACTGCCACGCCAATTTTGCTCCGGGATATGTGCACTCGTGGGAATATTGAGCCACCCAATGAGGATATTTTGCCAATCTGGAATCATCCAGCCTGTCCTTGAACCAGCTCGTCGAAGCGTAAACGCCAGCGGTATATCCGAAAGCCCGGAGCCGTTCCAGGAACGACACGAGACATTTTGTGCGGTCATCCTTTGAGAGCTTGTCGCTTCTGCCGTTCTTCAGCGGTGCCGCCATTTCGGAATCCGCAAAGATGGGGAATGCCAGATTGCAGTCTTTCACCAGGTCGATAACAAAATCTGCTTCCTCAATGGCTTCGGCGCTGTTTACGGAAGTCGGGAAGAAATAGACACCGTAAGGGATGCCTAATTGCTCGCACATCGTCTTAAATTGCAGGAACTTCTTATCAATGACAAGGGATCCTTTGGCGGAATAGCCACGATAGCCGCAACGGAGAATGATTCCGTCAACGGAATACTTCAGAGCCGCCCAATCATACGGCACCTGATTATGAGCCGATAAATCAATGACTTTCTTCATGAGCTTCTTCCTCCTCAGGGACAGCAGCTTCTCCAATGTCCTCAACCTTCTTTTTGAAGAAAGTAACGATTTTTACGAGGAACTTCGGCAACGGTACGCCGATTGTATTAAGGTTTTCCAGAATTGAAATCACCTCATTGAACACTAACCACGATGCCACGCACACAGAAACAATAATCGGAATAGTAAAATCGGGGCTGATTGCGTGTCCTGCGTATTCGATCATCACATCCACGATGTAGCCGATGACCACGAGAAGCCATTGACCGACCTTTTTTGTGATGCCACGGATGCCGACATCGGAGTTGATTTTTTCGCCACGAGCGACGGATGCCATCATTCCTGTGAAGTAGTCGATGATGTTGCACCCCACGAGCAGATAAACGGGAATCGCAAGCACCCCCAGCCAAGCGGTGAGGGCGCTAAACGCCCCAATGATGGTAGCTTTGATTGTTTTCTCCATTTCTCCCTCCTATTTGTACCCGATAATCTTAATCGCATTGATGTGACGGTTTGAATAATTCGTCAAATCGTATCGGATAGCCGTTCCAGCAGAGTTGATTCTGATATACATTCCCAATCCATACAGAACACCGCCAGACAAGGACATTGAAAGAATCTGTGTCATAAGAACATCTTTGTTATCCAAAGGAACACGGAAACTCTTGTAGAGCGTCCCATAGTCGGAAGTAAGCACAAACACATCTATGTACTCATAATCTTTTAATGCAGTTGTGGTCAATGCAGAAATCACATAGGCAGTATTATCTGCGACATTCAACCCTGTTAAATCTGCAAGCGTATCGCCTGGAATAGCGGTATAATCCCTATCCGTGCAAATCCACTTTTTCGGTCTTTGCGCTACGGGTAAAGCCTGATAATCCGCCCAAGTCATAGCGGGATAGTCTCGGATTCCGCTGACGAGGACTTTGTTTCGGTAGAGTGCCATTTTTAATCCCCCTTTTTATACCGTCTCAAAATACGCATGACCGATGAAGTAATTTGACGGAGATGTGACAAGCACTTCACCAGTTGACGCAACATATAATCCCGCCGCAGATACCACGGAATTTTGAACGGATACCGCCGCAAAACCAACCGTATGAGGTGGTCTAAACCCCGCAGGAAGTGTTGCAATCTGCGTTCCGCTTGCTCCCGTTGCGCCATTCAACGAAATGTTTAATTCTACGGTTGTGCCACGCTTTCTGTAATAGCAATTACCGTATGCGCTCCAAGAGGTATATGAGGATGGCGTGATAGTCTGTTTAGCAGACCACCCTTCTGTCAGCCCCGCAATCGGCTTGTCTCCATACATCATGCAAGACATATTATTCCTCGCTTTCTGCCACGGATTCGGGCATATCCTCAATCACTTCGGGAACATACGGAGCAACATAATTCTCCTGCTCCACGATCCCGCCGCCGTTGTTCATCAGCAGGACGGTAAATCCTTCCTTGATGTTCTGGAGATCGCTATAAAGGTTTTTCAGCAAACCGTGATAAGCCATCCGAGCCTTGTTTAAGTCCGTATAGCCCTCGGAATTGATTAAGAAGTTTCCGTCCGAAATCTGAATAATAGCAAATACCATTTCCTTTTCCTCCGTTAGTTGTATTTGATGCCTTCAATCAGCAGTTTCCCGATTGTCGAACTGACTGACCGATTGTAAACCGTCAATCCCGTTGAAAGTGGCTTGATTGCGAATGAGTAAGTGATGGCCAATGTTCCGCTCGATTCTAGAACATAGCCGAGGAAGTTGATTGTCGCACCCGTTCCGCCACCATAACTTGCCGCCGCCGCTATCTGTGCTTTTGATGCAGAACCGTTGCTTGCCACATTGCCGTATTCCGCATATATCCATATCTCGTCATACGCAGACAAAGCCGATGATGTAAGCGTGGCATAAGTTTTGCTACCGCCTGCCGCTATGCTTGCGGTCTCATTGACCAATGTCGTGACCGTCCTGCTCCCGCCCGAAATCGTAGCATTGATGGAATCCAAAGCCGTTTTCACATCGGAGCCGCCATACTTCACATCCTCTGCGTCAATCGCCGCATAGATGTCGTCCTCGTCATTAGTCCAAATGAAACCTTCCGCTTCGGCTGTACTCAATGCCGCCATCTGTGCCGCTGTCATGTCTCTGACGATGTTCACTTCCGTGCGGTCATTGCCCGAATCGTCACGGGTATATACACCCACGAATTGCAGATTGTCCTCCTGCGGCAAGTCCGTCCCCGATGTGTTCTCGATGGTGTGTCCGCCACTTCCTGCGCTGGGAGCATACACATCCGTCGTCGTGCCGTTGATGTCAATTTCTGCGATCTTCGTTCCTGTCGTGACATCCTGCGTCCAGCTTACGGAATCACCACCACCGCCTGCATTAACCCAAGCCGTGTTTCCGCTTCCGTCAGTAGAAAGCACCTGCCCGTTTGTCCCCCAATCGGGGTCCCCGTCACCATCTAAAGGCAACGGGGCTTTACGGTTCAGAAGATATGCTATTCTGCTTTTCAGCTTCGAAGAGCCGGTATAATTCATCTGTTTCATTCTTTATCACTCCCTCAATTCAAAGGATCGCCGATGATGTTCCCGCTTCCTGCATTGAAGTACAAATTATCAATAAAAAGCGGCTGCTGATTGTATGTCATCGGCGTGATGTGATTCGTATAGCCAAAGTAGCATTGAGCCGGTGCAGCTTCTTCGTTTGCGTCGAAGTAGACACCCAGCGGAGCCGATGCGAGCCGGCCGAAAGTGACAATGTAATAACCGTCCCCATCCTTCGCGCCGAAATAATTGCTCTGTCTGTCCACATTCTCGCAGTTGATATACAGCCGCGCCGTGCCGTTGATGGAGTTGCTAACCTTTACCGGCAAGAGCAGATTTGACGGAGTAACCACGCCCAGCTGATGCAGATCGGATGGATCCAGGCTGTAGATTTTGGTCTGAAGTTTGACGATCAGATCATCGCCGTATTTGTAGACTTCATTCATGACCACAAGGACAATGCAGCTATGCGCTTCGTCGTATCTGATGCGAGTGCGGGCGTTTATCGAGTCGTTCCAGGTAGTGAGACCGTCAGCGGTCACGGTGTAAGCCGTACCCACTCCGCCGGAGAGCTTCACGATAGTGAATGTGATCGTCGTGCCATACTTACCGGAGCCAAGTAGGATGTATGTCGTGCCGTCAGAAAGAACACACGCGGAAAGCTGATAATCACCAAGGGACCCGGTACCGCTCCACGCAACAGAGCCGTCAAGGTTAAATATGTCAATGTCATACGATCCGGACTTCTGCACAACGATATATTCACCGGTGTAGCCGTTGTCCGCGTCAATTCCGATGTCATAGGAGCCGGAAGCATAGGAATACACAACCGTGTCGCTTGTCTCGCCGTCCTCATAGTCGCCGAGCAATACATGGACATCTGTAACGCCGCCGCTTTCTTCCAGGTACGCAAAGCCCCCGGTGACGCCGCAATATTTCGATGTCGTGATGGATGTTTCTTCAAAGCCGTCAGGATGCGCGAACGCAATCCCGTTGCTCGTCCTGGGCAAAAAACCGGTGTCGTTTGTTTTGACCTCCGCTCCATACGGCGGGCAACCCCTGGCTTTTCTTCGACCCAATTCCGAATAGACACCGTTGACGGAATATCCTTCAGACACCTTGTTGCTGTTTGCCATCACATTTTTCAGGTTGTACGGGATGATGGAAAACTCGAAATCTGTTTCCAGCTCCTTCCCTTCGGCCGTCACATAGTTGACCTCGGCATCATAATCGCCCTCGTCATAATCAGACAAGCTGTCACCGTCTGCCGGGTCTGTGGTCACATCGCCGGTGATGGTGAATGTGGTGCCATTGTTGTTTACGGCCCGGACAACCATCCCGTCCGTGGTGAAGAGGTCGTCTTTGTAATATGCCGTCACCGTTGGCGGGGTCACAACCTGGATGCTCTTCACATAAACCTCGAATGTGATGCCGTTGCCCCAAAGGAACTCGTGAACATCATTCGCAACGATAGCAGAAGCTCCGCCTGCCATCTGCAGCTTCACGGTGTAGGTGTGAGCTCCGACGGAGAGATTTTTCAAAGCGTAATCAAAATTGATGGTGTCCTTGCCTTCATCTACGATGAACTGAGGATAAAGGTCGCCGATCTCGATGCCATCCAGGAAGAGCACCACCCGCGCCACGATGTCGCCGATCGTGAAGATGTCCGCCGCTTCCGTTTCCGTTGCCGTGGCGGTCATGACAATTTCCGTGCTCACATTCGTGATGTTTTTGGTGTCTGTAACTTCGAACGGATAAGCCAGCACCTCGACCAGGCTCCCGTCGCTGATGTTCACCGCGTCGGCATTCCGTACAACGGTCATTGTTCCCTTTTCGGAACTGACAGAAGAGCTCACACCGTCGATGCGCTTGTCTGTCGCGCTCTTCGCCGTAGCTTCTGCAGGGTTTTTACCGCCGCAGGAGATCTTGTAGGCCGCGTTGCAAGTGTATGTATAGGATGTGACGGCTCCCTTCTTGGAAGAGCTCAAAATGCCGTCTGTGAAGGTCAGGACATCGCCCAGGTCGAAAATGGGACATCCGGTCAGGTTCACATCGAAGGGCGTGTAGTTGACATTCTGCAGGCCCGTGAGGATGTTCCCCATCGCCGTGTCGCGGTCTGCGTCCGTCCCGATCTGCAAAAATGGATTTTTCCCGAGCTCATAGCTTAAGCCGTTGTTGGGGTTCACATGGTAGTCAAAGGATATTTCCATCGGCTGACAATCCAGCCACACCTCTGTGATCCTGGTGGTGAAGTCCTTGAAACTCGCCCCCTGATGCCGGTGCTCATCGTCGAAGGTAAAATCCGATGCCGACTTGAACGGCACAAGAATCAATTCTCCGTATCGGTTTATCGTCGCGTTAGAGCACAAGGTCTGCGCGATCCAGGAAAGCAAATCTCTAAAGGTAGTGATGTCGTTGTCGCTGAACATCTCCAGCTGCATGGTGCCATTCGGAAGCGCTGCAACATCGCCCCAGCTCATGCCAAAGTCAACACCGCATTTCTGGCAGATCAGGCGGAGCAAAGGAAACGCCGTCCGGCCCAGCACCATCGAGCTGGCTTCTGATCCGCCGCCACCACCTGCCGCGTGATACGGTGTGCAGTATTTGTCGAACTTTGTCATATTGTCGTAGGCTTTCACGGTCACGCCTGACGCGCTTATGGTGGCTTCCTGCACCGTGAACACTCCGAGGGGAACATCTTCCCAGGTGTCCGTGTCGGGATCCGTCAGCAGGCTGAAAATTGGCGTGATAACCTTCCCCTGCCATGCTCCGTCTGCAATACCCACATTTCGGAATGTGGCGGTCAGCTCACCAATGTAAACATTCCCGATCCCAATCTCTGCGCTGTCGCAAATCTTGTTATTTATAGAAAAAGACCCCGCCAAAATATTAGCGGGGCCAAAAGTAACATTGTCGATGGTGCCAGACACCTTATGAGATTGTGCCGGAGCCATCATAGCGGTTAAAAAGTCAGCAGATACGGAATACATATCAATCCTCCGTCAGACAGATTAGAACGATACCAGCTCGAAGCTAAAGGAATAATAACGATGATCGGTGTCCTCAGAGATCAGGGACGCGCTATAGGATCCCGGATCAATGAACATAGTGTGCGTCACATAATCCACCTCCGTCTCGTCCCAGACATCCACGGAAAGGGAATTTTTCTGAACAGCCGCATCCAGCAGGACCTTTTCTTCTTCCGTTCCCTTGTAAGACACGCTCAAACCGTAAATGCCAGCGCGGGTCACGAGCCTGTTTTTTGTGCCTGCTTCCGTCTTGAAGATCTGTTCTTCGGACCCCAGCTTCTCCGTGTATGAGTCTTTTGTGATCGCCAGCTCGTCGCCGTCAATTTCCAATGTTATCTTGAAACTCATCTGCCGCCGCTCCTATAGTTTGCCCGCTGTTGCGCGGAAATAACGATTTCGTCAATCTTCTCGTTGCCGATATACACCGGGATTATCGTGTCACCAGCACCAACGCCAGCGGCCGCCATGTCTGCATAAGTCAGAGCCGCTCCGGAGGTTCCAACAGCCGTGACGGTTGCAGTCATGTCCTGCCCGATCATTCCGGCAAGCTGGCCCATCGCTTCCTGAACCGATCCGAGGTTCCCGGTGATGCCCCGGGCGAACAAATCCATCATGTCAGGCGCAAAAGTATGGAAGTTGGACAGTGGGCCCTCGTCAGGCTCCGAAAAACCGATGAAGCCTTTGATGAGGTCGCCCAGGCTCGAAAGGGTTTCCTTTACCTTGTCGAATTTTGCCTTGATTCCGGCGATGAAGTTGTCAATCAGGTCCTTGCCCCAATTCTTCGCCTCTTCAATCTTCTTCGAGAAGCCTTCCTTTACCTTCATGACGATTTCTGCGCCCTTCTCGATGACCTGCCCGAATGCGCTGGCAATACCGCTGACAAGGGAGCCAATAAGCTGCACGCCTGCTGCCACGATTGCCGGGAGCGCCTGGATCAGAGCCGTCACAAGGTTCATGATGATTTCGGGGCCTTTCGCTATGATCTGCGGCAAAGCGTTCACGATACCCTGCGCAAGTGCAATCATCAACTGCAAGGCCGCGTTGATAAGCTGCATAAGCATATCCGGCTGAGTGAGCTTGTCAACGATGGACAGCACCACCTCAACAATCGCCGGGATCAGCGTCGGAAGGTTCTCAATCAAACCGTTTGCGATGGTCAAAAGAATGTTCAGCGCCACATCTATGAGCGTTTGAAGGTTCTCCAAAACGAATGTTGCAATCGTTCCGAGGAGCTGAAGAGCCGCATCAGCCAGAGCAGGAAGATTGTCCATAATGGCCTGCGCCAATGCTTCGACGATACCCAAACCGACATTCAAGAGCTCCGGGAGCTTTTCCGTCAGCTGTGCCACGAGCGTGTCGATGCTCGCGGAAATAGTGGCCATACCTTCTTCTGTGTCACCCGTGAAGAGTGCCGTCAGGCCGTCCATGACACCCGTCAAACCAGGGAGCGCTTCGGACAAAGCCGCACGGCCAAAGCCGGAAAGCGATGTCTGCATATCCTGGAGGGAATCCTGGAATGCTGCAGCATTCTTGACAGCATCGTTGCTCATAACGCCGCCGAGCTCGTGCACACGGTCCCGCATTTCCTGTGTTTCTTCTGCGGAAGTGTTCAGCAGTGCGCCCATTTCCTGCGCTGACCGTCCTAGCAGATCCTGAGCGAGTGCCGCCCGTTCTGCACCTTCTGGCATACCCTGCAGAGCCGTGATGACCTTCTCCAGAGCGAGGTCGGAATCCTGGGACATTTCCTGGATGTCCATCATGGAAAAACCTAATTCCGAAAGAGGTCCTAAACTGTCATAAGCGGATTCGTACAGCTTATCATAAGCTTCGTTGTACTCATCCAGCGTGATGGTTCCGTTGTCGAGCTGGTCATCCAGTGCCGCCTCTGCTGCAAGCGTCTGGTCAATCACATTGCCAGCGTCGGCCATGGTGTTGTTCAGCACCTTCATGCCACCCTTCAGGGATTCGATGGAAGTGCCGGAATGCTGCAGAACTGCGTCCCATTCCTGGTATGCTTCCGCAGATATTCCCATCTTTTGGGACATCTTGTCGATGTTATCGCCGTAAGCTGCGACATCACCGGCAGAAGACACGAATGCCTTTCCTGCTGCCACAGCTGCGCCAGCGACGGCCGTAGTAGCTGCACCGGCAACCGCGAGCCCTTTTCCTAACCCGCTAGCAAAAGAAGATCCTGCTTTCTTACCGGCGGAACCACCGGCAGAGTCCGCCGCCGCGCCGAGCTCGTCAGATATTGTTTTCTGTGCTCCCTCCATCGAGGGAATGATCGTCACTGTCGCCCGTGCGACTTCCGGTGCATTTCCTGCCATGTTCTGCCCTCTTTTTCTCAAAAAAGGCGATCAGCTCGTCATGCGAGACTGCACCTTTTCCGATTTTCCTTATGTTCTCCGGCTCCTTCTGCCCTGGTCTCGGATATGGCTTCGGTCTCTTCTGCCGTTTATGGGATCCAATCGCTACCAGGTTGCTGTTAATCACAGCCAATACGTCATAAATATCCGCAAGTATCGCATTCGTCTTTTGTCGAGTGCTCCACTCATATGCTTCCGGATTAAGCTCCCGCCGGATTGCTGATTCCGGTGGAAGATGAAAAATGAACGACTTAAGGGAGCGCCATGAAAGCACGCTCCCTATATCGTCCATAGTGTAAACAGTAGACATTAAGTCTGCTTCAAGCGCCTCACGGTGTTGGTCGATAAATTCCGCGAGGCTTAAGATTCCCCCATATTGATACCTGCTACTCTTTCGGTCTCATCACGCCACGCCTTCATGATCTGTGCGAGGTTGGCGAAAGTGAGGCTATCAAGAACTTCTTTCGGCATGTGCTGGCCTAAGAAGTTGTAAATATCCTCATCCGTGCGCAGTGCCTTGAGCTGCTTCACGGTCATCGCAGTACCTAACGGAATCATATACGACTCTTCCCCGATTTTGATCTCGAGGGAGTCGATTTGTTTCGGGTCTCTAAGCTCAACAACCATTTATGAACTCGAACCAAGTCCTTCGTCCACGATAATCTCAAGGCTATTATCGAGGGCCGTGATAGTAGGAGTCCAATTGATGCTAGCGCCGGGAGCGAAGGAAACAGCCTCAACGGACTGAATCTGCCCCTTGCACATGATCGCGATCATGCTGTCGCCGTCCTTCATCAGGAACAGGAACTGCTCGGGCTCAGGAAGATCGGAGCTGGAAACGGCCGCTTTGACCAATTTTCCGTGTCCGCCTGCTGCCGGAGTGACGGTCACATTGCTCGCACCCAGAACAGTCTTCAGAGCTTCCTCAGTGGTGTCCATGATCGGAGCCTGGATCGTCTCGCTATGATCGGAAAGGATCACGCGCTTAAGCTGGTTCGCCCAATTCTTCAGATTTTCCGTGGACTTGTCCATCGTGAGGGTGATTCCGTCAGCGGTCACATCGCCAACGTGCTTCCATCCGGCTGCAAGAGCCTCTGCAGGGTAGGAAGGAAAAGTCGTGCCAACCGGAGCATGATAAAACATACCCGTAGCAAGACCAATGCCGAGTAAAACATCAGACATTTCTTATACCTCCATAGTCGTTTCGTGAGCGACAACGATAAGCGTCGCGCTGCACATAGCCAGGTCGGGCCGTGCCGGGTCGTTGCCCCAACTGCCGCCTGCGTTAATAGTTACATGTCGAAGAGCTGACGACTGCTTCTTTGCGATGGTCTTGAGCAGTCCGACCGTCTTCCGAAGCAATTCATCCGCCGCAGCTTCGCTTTCCGCTCTCGCGTATAACGTCACCATGAACGAATTGATTGTGTCTCGCTCCGATCCGCCGATCTTTCTGATCTCAATGCTGGGGACGGTAAACTGCGCAGGGAGCGGACGACAGTACGCCGTCACATAAGGCGTTAAAGCCTCCCTGATTTCGTTTTCTATGTCGATTGCAATAGGAATAATCATATTAAACC